TCAAAGACCTGAGCTGGGTGCTGAAGAACGCACACTACCTCCAGCGTGCCGAGCTACTGAACGGGTGGACCATTTACTGCTTCTCGTCCGAAGGAGAACCCCCGCAAGGCTTCCAGGCCGACCTCTGCTGGATTGACGAGGACGTTGGCAATGAGGCATGGATTGGTGAGATGCAGGCCCGCCTCGCAGATCGTAAGGGGCGATTTGTGTGGAGCGCCATGCCACACAGTAAGAACGACGCACTGCTGGGCCTCTGCGAACGAGCCGACAAGGCGGCGGAAGATGGCGTGGCAAATCCCATCATCCGCAAGTTCTCTCTGCGGTTCTTGGACAACCCGCACATCGACCAAGAGGAAAAGCAGAAGAACATAGAGCGGTGGAGTTCGCTTGGGCAGGATGAGCTGCGCATGCGGGCCGAGGGTGAGTTCACCACCGAGTCCACGCTGATGTACCCCACCTTCAACCCGTCCGTGCATGTGATGCGCAAGGACCAGTTGCCGGATGGCGTGGTGCCGGACGACTGGACCCGCTACGTGGCGATCGACCCGGGCCACGCGGTGATGGCTTCGCTGTTTGGGGCCGTGCCGCCTGACGAACGGTTTCTTTTGATCTATGACGAGCTGTACATCCGCAACTGCAATGCGCTGATCTGGGGCGAGCAATTTGCCGAGAAGGTCAAAGACTCCGTGATCCACGCGGCCATCATGGACATGCACGGCGGCCTGCTGCGTGACCTGGGCTCCGGCCGCCTCCCACATGAGCTGTATTCAGAGGAGCTGAAAAAGCGTAAGATTCGGTTCACGCTTACTGGACATCAGTTCATCCCCGGCAGCGACGACATTCCGGCACGCACGGCACTTGTGCGCCAGATGCTCCATATCCGCGGCGACGGCTCCACAAAGCTGCGTGTGCTGGAGGGGGCGTGCCCAAACTTGCTCAGGGAGCTGAAGCGATACCGCAAGAAGACGACGACCGTCAACGGGGTGGTGTACGTGACCGACGCACCGCAGACGCGCGGCGAAGTCCATGCCGCCCAGACGTTGGAATATCTGTGTGCGCATGAGCCCAAGTACCACGTTCCGCCTCGCCGGCCTGGATCGGAGCCGTGGTGGGTCAAATGGCAGGAGGCCAGACGCAAGCGTCAGCGTGAATCAACTGATCCGTGTGTGTTGCTAGCCCCCACAGGGAGCCTGAAACGATGAGCTACGAAATGCCCAAGGCGGCGGTCGGAGATTGGGTGCTGTTTTTCCCGCATATCGAAGCGGAGCCCGTGCCGGCCGTGGTGATTTCCGCGTCCTCCAGGACGCTCAATCTCATGGCGTTTGGCCGTGGCGGGGTGGTGGAAAAGCCCAGCGTCCACCACAGCACCGATCCCGGAGTGGAGGAATTCCCGGACTGGAAGCGGTACGGGTATTGGGAGCATAAGTCAGACCCGCGGCTGGCCATGCTTTCCGAGCGGGTGAGCCTCTTGGAGCAGAAGGTTGGGGCCAAAAAGCCCGGCGGCGGGCAATAGTAGGTAGGAGCCTGCCAGATGCCCGAGGACAACCCGCTGCGCCCCATCGTCAAACGGTGGCTGGAGTGCATTAAGCAGGCCGAGAAGCACAAGGACCCATTCACCCGGGACGCCCGGGAGGCAATGGGTTTCTACAGCTCCGATCCGGACGCCATGTGGGGCAACGAGTTTGCCCGCGGCGAGCGCGGCTACAACCGCGGCCTTTCACCGCCACCGTTTCGGATGGTTGTGAACCGTGTTTGGGAGGCAGTTCGGCTCTTTACGGCCGTGATCCATCACCGGAACCCAGTCCGCACGGTGACGCCCAAGGAGTACCCGATCGTCGGCCCGCAGCTCTTGGGCATCTTCCCGCAGCCGCCCACGCCGCAGATGGGTCCAGACGGGCAGCCAGTGATGGGCCCTGACGGCCAGCCGGTGATGATGCCGGACCCAGGCCAGATGTACTACCAGCAGCTCGTCCAGCAACAGCAGATGCTGTTTGAGAGCCGGAAGCTGGTGAGTCGCCTGTTGGAAGACTACCTGAACTATACGCCCAACGAGCTGGACCTAAAGCGCCACAGCCGGAAGGTGGTGGAGGAGGCTTTCATTAAGGGCGCCTCCGTGTGGTGGCATGAACTGTACGCACCTCCGGGGGCGACCGTGCGCTTCGCCGGCAGCTTCTTTGACAGCATCGACAACCTTGTCTGGGACCCGGACGCAGATGAGTTTGAAGACATCCGCTGGGCGGCAAGGAAGCGCACGCAGCCAATCGACGAGGTGGCCGCCAAGTTTGGCCTGAGCCGTGAGGACCTGAAGGGCCACATTGAATCCTACTCGTCCCGCGCCGAGGAACGCATCCGCGGCTATGAGCAGCGACGCAAGACCGGCAAGACGAACGACCTCATCTGCTACTGGGAGGTCTACAGCAAGACTGGCTTTGGCGATCGGCTCAAGGACGCTGACAAGGACCTGCGCGGAAAGTTCGATGCGTTTGGTCCCAACTGCTACATCGTCATAGCCGAAGGCGTTGACTTCCCGCTCAACATGCCGCCGGCCATGCTGCAAGAGGAGGTGGACGAGACGGGCGTGCCGCCGACGATGTTCATGGCAGCTCAGTGGCCCATCCCGTTCTGGGCCGAGCCCAACGGCTGGCCGTTCACGCTCTTATCTTGGCATGGGCAACCCGGCTATTCTTGGCCTATCAGCCTTATCAAACCCGGCATTGGCGAGTTGCGGTTCATCAACTGGGCGATGTCGTTCTTGGCGACTCGCATTGCCACTTCGTCGCAGACGCTGATCGGTGTGGCCAAGGCCGCCGATCCAGACCTGAAGGCAAAGATTCTGGACGACAAAGCCGAAGGCGGCTTCAACATTGTCGAAATCTCGGAGGCTCTCGGTCGATCGGTCAACGATGTCATCAGCGTGTTCCAAATGCCGGGCGTCACGCAGGACATGTACAACATCATTGCCGAAGTGACCAGTTTGTTTGATAGGCGAGTGGGATTGACCGAGCTGATTTACGGTATGACCAGGGCGTCCTTCAGGTCGGCCGCAGAGGCTACCGTGAAGAGCGAGCAGATCAGCGTGAGGCCGGACGATTACGCCAATACGTTGGAAGACGCTCTGTCCGAGGTTGCCCGCAAGGAAGCTCTGCTGGCCCGGTGGATGGTGTACCCGCAGGACGTTGCTCCTCTGCTTGGACCTATGGCGGCACAGGCGTGGCAGATGCATGTCCAAAACGAAAACCCCGAATCCATCGTCCGGGAGTATTCGTACCGGGTGGAAGCCGGATCGGCCCGCAAGCCCAACATCGCCACCAAGACCGAGAACCTGAACAACTTCATGCAGGTCATCATGCCGGTGGCGCAGGGCTTGATCCAAGCCGGCCGCCCGGAGCTGTTCAACGGCGTGATGACGCAGTGGGGCAAAGTCAACCAGATGGATGTGAGCGAGTTCTTGGTGCCCCCACCGCCGCCGCCTCCTCCACCGCAGCAGGAGCCGCAGAATGCAAATCCCGCAGGAAGTCCGTGATGCCGGGCCGGCGGCTGTGCGGACCTACAAGGCCGCGCTTCCGCATGGCGAACGGTGGGCGATCATGGTTGCTCTCCAGTGCCCGCCAGGCACCAAGGGAACCGACCGTGCGTTCATGCAAGGCCGCATGAGTGGCCAGCAGCTAGATGGCATGCCGCCGTTGCAGGCAAAGTGGCTGGCCAAGGAAGCCCGTGAGGCCGGCATCGACATCTCCGGGAAGTACTACTGCGGCGGCTTGGCTGACAAGAGAGGCTGGCGTGACCCGGAGGCGTGGGTTTCGTCGTCCGACGATGTTCTGCGTGTAGCCAAGAAACGCAACCGCAGGGTGGAGGGGGCCGTCTCGCATGAGCCGATTCCTGAGCCGCCCAAGCGAACGCTCTTGTCGGAGTCCATCATCCGGGACGAATTGCGCAAGGAGCGGAAGCGTCACCCGCGCGCCAAGGTTGGCGAGCTGCGGGAAAAGATCATTGAGCGTCACGCCTACAAGGTTAAGGGCCGGAACGTATGACCGCCGGAGGCACAAATGCCCAGCGTTAAAATCTCCTCGCTCCCGGTCGGCGTGGCCGAGGCCAATGCGATCCTCATTGTCAACAACGCCGGCAACACCCAGACCACGCGGGTGACGGCCGGGGCCATTGCGGCACTGTCAGGCCCCGTGCATTCGGTGGCTGGTCGCACCGGGGCTATCGCCATCACCTCCAGTGACATTTCCAATTTCAACGCCGCGGCTGCGAGCGTCTGTGCCACTGCCTCCCCGGTGGTCAGCGTTAATGGCGTCACTGGGGCCGTGTCGCTCAACGCCACTTCGGTCGGCGCTGCTCTGGTTTCCCATACGCATGCGACCGGCGACATCAGCAACTTCGCCAGTGCCGTGGCGGTGATCGCCGGAACGACCGGGCCAGTTGCCAGCGTGAACGGGCTTACGGGTGCTGTGTCGCTCAATGCCACCACCATCGGTGCCGCCCCGGCCTCCCACAGCCACAACTCCACGGCAGTGACCGACTTCACCACCGCGGTCGCCACTGGCGAGCGGTGGGCCACCGTGACGATCAGCAACACCGTGATCAGCACCGTGGCGGATGTGTATCGTCTCACCGCCAGCACCACCACCGAGGTGCGCGGGATCACCAATGCGGTGCGTGACGGCGTGACGCGGGCGACGTTTATCAACGTCGGTGTCAATGCCCTCACATTCGTCCACAACCACTCCACCGACTCCGCTGCGTTCCTGTGCCCCGGAGGGGTCAATTTCTCCCTGCCGGAGAACCAGTGGGCCCAGGGGAAGTATGACCCAACGAGCCAGCGTTGGCGTATCGTCCC